TGCTGTTGGTGGTAGCAACTGTAATGCCTGTAGAGGCGGGGCTTGTAAAAAGACTTGTTTGACCTTGTGCGCTACCGCCGCCAGTTGTACCTTGGCTAATGTATACAGCACCTGTAAATTCGTGGAAGTGTGTAGGATCGGTCACAACCGATGTTGCTGTGTGGGTGTGGCTTGGCAATGTAGCGTCCGCAGTTCCACCAGTTTCTTCAGCCGTGTCAAACAGGACATTGCCTGCGTCAAAACCAACAGGTACGCGCCCAGCGCCAAACGCTGTCCAAGTTCCAAAGCCCAGCAGTGTGCCGGGATTCGTTGCGTTGGTAGCGTTAATGTAAATAGAGCCGACTGGGTGCAGAGCCTGAAGCGCTGCCTGTACAAACGCCGTGGTTGCCAACTGGGTGTTGGATGTGCCAAACGTCTCGGTGTTGCTTGTGCAGTTGTCCAGCGTACCGGATGTAGGGGTTCCCAAGACGGGAGCAGTCATTGTGGGGGTAGTCAGCGTGGGGCTGGTGCTTAAAACCGTGTTACCCGTGCCGGTAGAAGTAGTTACGCCCGTACCACCATTGGCAACTGCCAAAACCCCGGTCAGGTTGGCGGCTTCGATGGTGTAGAAATTCGTTGCGTCACTAAAAACAACCAGCTTCTTAAATGCTGGGACTGCGATGCCTGCGCCCGCTGCGGTTGTGTTGCCAATTACCGTTGAATTAAAAATTGTCGCTGTAAAGGCAGTGGTGTTGTAGATGATGTACGTCTTCTCCTGCGGGGGAGCGTAGACGTTGAAGTTGGCTACAGTTGTGGTGGTTAGTGCAATGACGGCGTTTCGCGCTTGGTCAGCAGCACCGTCCAGCGCAGTGAAGGCTTGGTTGGCCGAGGTAACGGACACCGCCACGTACCCAGCAATAGCCGACTCTATCAATGTGCCAAGGTTGCTGTTGGTTGTGGTGTTCCACGTACCGGCTTGGTCGCCAGCGCCAATCAGTTCAATCCTTAGCGAGGGGGAGTAGGTGCTTGCCATAGGAGTCCTTTAGTTCGGGGTATTTTCGCAGGTTTACAGCGCACTGTCAGACATCTCTTTCAACCCAAGATAATGTTGCCTCATCCCAGATGTGCATACCACCAGTGGGCATAGGCGTTGGCGCAGACCACAGGCAAGTTTCCTCGCTCATTGTCCATGATGGGTAGGGCTGTGGTGGGATAAACGCATCAAGCTGGCTGTCATAAGTGTAGCCAATGCCAGCGTAGTTCTTACGCAGCGGACGTCCTTCTGGATGCTGACCGCCGTGCGTGTTGTATGAGGTCTGAACCCAGCCGTGACCAAAGATGCCAGAGTCAATAACATCTTGTTCGGCAACGATTACCTGAGTGACTAACCCGTTTTCTATTTTTGCAAAGTGTGACATTATTTCTTCCTTAGAAAGTGAATGAACCTGATGAAGTCCATTGGTAAACTCGATAACCGCCAGCCACTGTAATTGTCGGTGATCCTGTGGTTGATGTTGCGGCTGCAAATGTATCAGCGTAGCGAATAACCACAAAGCCTGAACCACCAGCAGCGCCAGTGCCATTTGGCCCATTACCGCCACCACCGCCGCCACCTAAATTGGCAGTTCCAACAACAGCATTAGCCGCAGATGTAGCACCCGCACCGCCGCCGCCAGAACCGCCTGCGGGAACAGTGCCACTTTGGTTTTGATGCCCACCACCGCCACCACCAGCATAAGTTACGCTTGAGCCTGTAATTGATGATGCCGAACCAGCGCCGCCTGATGGGTTGGTTACTGAACCGCTTCCACCAGTATTACCTACTGCACCTGCGCCACCACCACCACCACCGCCGAATTCTGATGCACCGCCACCACCAGCACCGGCATTTCCCTGCCCCGCTGGTGATGATGCAGTCGCTGTTGCATTGCTATTACCTGTGCCGCCAGCAGACCCACCAGCAGCACCAGCATTACCGCCACCACCACCGCCACCGCCACCTGTTGAAGTAATGGAGCTAAATACAGAATTGCTACCGCTTGTGCCATTCCCCGGCGCACCACTGCCCCCAGCTCCGCCAGCGCCCACAGTAACTGTATAAGTTGTTCCGCTAGCCGAGAATAAGCCTGTGGCTGTGCGATAACCACCAGCACCCCCACCGCCTCCACCGGAAACGCCGCCTCCAGCACCACCAGCAATCACTAAATATTCAACAAAAACTCCGCCGGTTAAAGACCCACTGGCTGTAAATGTGTGGATAGTGTTGCCACCAGAAGTTGTGACTGTGCCGCCATCAAATCTTTGTGGGGAAGCGTAAGAGATGATGACCACGCCCGAGCCACCAGCGCCGCCAGCTTGATTGGCATTAGTAGCAAATCCACCGCCACCGCCGCCGCCTAAGTTAGCTGTTCCTGCACCGCCAGCACCTTGCGTATTTGGACTAGAACCGCCGCCACCAGCACCTCCTGTACCACCTACAGCCGTATTGTTTCCGCCAGCGCCGCCGCCACCGCCATAGGTGACGCTGCTTCCAGTTATGCTGGACGCTGTTCCAGCGCCGCCGTTGCCCCTGCTTGTAAGATTTACACCCGCAGTTCCAACAGCACCAGCACCGCCGCCGCCACCGCCTTCATCGCCATCTGTAGAGCCGTTGCCGCCGTTGCTGCCCTGTCCAGAAGTAGCCGTTCCACCCAGAAGCGTAACGCCAACTGCATTTGAGCCATTACCACCACCGCCAGAGCCGCCATTACCACCAGCGCCATTTGTGCCTGCCCCGCCGCCACCGCCGCCTGTGCTTGTTATAGAAGAAAAAACAGAATTTACGCCTTGACTTCCATTTCCCTCCGATACGCCAGCAGCGCCGCCTGCGCCTACGGTAACTGTATAAATAGAATTTGTGTCTAAGACTAAATTAGAATTGGTTAAAAAGCCACCCGCACCGCCACCACCGCCACCGCCAGCACTACCCCCTCCAGTGCCTGCTGCGCCGCCGCCACCGGCAACCACCAAGTAACTTACTGTTACAGTAACCAATTGCAGTCCTGTCCACCCAAAGGCGGCAAGCGCAGCAGCACCAATTTTAGATAAGCGTGGCATTATGCGAACTTGGTTACAGAGGCCAACACAGTAAACGCAGCACTGCCCGTCTTAATAATTACATAGGTGTAGCTGTCAATTGAGCTTGCATTGCCGCTTGTTGGGGCTGTGCCGCCTTGCCACTTAGGAGTGACAGTAGAACCATCGACTTGGACAACAGAATTGTAGTAGGCTGTAGCGCCGTTGGTCACCAGAAATGTGGCGGACAACGATTGGCCTGTGGACATCAGCGTGTTCATGGATATGCCACTTGTGCCTCTAAAATTTACAGTAAAGTTTCCGCTTGCGTCTGTTGTGAAATACAAAACTGCCTGAGTAGATGCGTCATAGTTAATCGTACCCGTTGCCGCAGTAGCAGAGATTGTAATAGTCTCTCTGATTGTTGTGACCAATTCATTTGTAATAACGGGGCTGGTTAAAGTTTTGTTGGTCAGTGTTTGAGTTGCGGCAATGCCCGCCACTGTATCAGTAGCGTCAGGCAACGTCAGCGTTTGGTTTGAGTTTGTGACGGGGGCTAAAATGGTGACTGTGCCAGTGCCCGTCGCGCCCCCTTGTACGGCTAATAAACTCATGTGGGTTGCTCCCTAATAGTTTGTTTCATGTTAATTTTTAACTTTTGGGATTAAGTTTTGCAAATGCGCCATCAGAATGTGATACTTCCTGATGAAGTCCATTGATAGACGCGATAACCGCCAGCAACAGTGATTGTTGGTGATCCTGTTGTAGATGTTGCGGCAGCAAAGGAGTCAGCGTAGCGAATAATGACAATACCAGAGCCGCCAGATATGTTACCGGATTGTTCATAGCCAGTTCCACCAGCACCACCACCAGTATTAGCCGTTCCATTTGTGCCAAGGGCATCTCCACCACCAGCGCCGCCGCCGCCTGATCCGCCAGCACCACCAGTTCCACCGCCCACATCGTTACCACCACCACCACCACCAGCACGAGTTACGCTTGAGCCAGAAATAGATGATGTTGAACCAGAACCACCAGCCGCGCCATTTGCGCCAGTTGCTCCTGTGCCTGAATTTGCACCTACGGCTCCAGCACCCCCGCCGCCAGCACCCCCACACAATCCTGATGTCGATGCGCCACCATTATTACCTTGACCACTTGTTGCTGTTCCACCGCTATTTGGCCCGCGACCACCTGAACCGCCGCCAGAACCACCAGCAGATCCGCCGCCAGTAAACTGTCCGCCGCCGCCACCGCCAGTAGACGTGATTGTAGAAAATACAGAATTGCTACCGTTGCCGCCGCTAGCACCTCCTGTACCGCCACCGCCAATTGTCACGGTGTAGGGGGTACTACCAACAACGGCAAGCCCTGTGTCTGTGCGATAGCCACCACCACCACCACCGCCACCAATGTTTTCAGCACCGCCGCCGCCAGCAACCACCAAATACTCAACCGAAGTTGGGCCGAGGTAAGGTGGGCCACCTGTTAATAGGACGTTTTTAGCGGCAAACATTATGGTGTGTACCCTTGGGAAATTGATCCGTACCAATTTGTGCCGTCAGCGATAAAACTTAAAATGTCCATTTTGCCAGCCGCTGCGGTGATGGTTGGAGCGCCAGCAGTACCAAACTTTACACTTGTAAATGTTGCCGTACCATTGCCGGTGGCCGCAGCTTGTTTAAGCAACAACACAAAAGACTTGCCAGCCGTGGCTGTTGGCATTGTGAATGTGCAGGCAGTTGATGCTGTCAGGGTTGCGGTCTGGACTGTGCCGTTAGTTAGCGATAGTGTTGATGAACTAGTCACCGTGCCAATGGCAACCACGCTTTCAACATAGTTTGTCACCGTTGGGTTAGTCAGTGTTGGTGTGGTCAGCGCGGGGCTAGTCAAAGTTTTGTTGGTCAGCGTTTGGGTATCGCTAATGCCAACAACCGCACTTGCTGGATTGCCCAAGCCACCTGCGGGAAATGTGACTCCCGCTGTGCCATCAATAGTTATTGTCATATATTTCCTTTTAAACTACAACCCAGCGGCTACCGCTAGGAACTGTTACCGTGATGCCCGAGTTAACGGTGATTGGCCCTGAACTCATGGCGTTGTTCCCTGCATTAATAGTCGAGCTAACAGTTATAGTTGCTGCGTTCTCAACGTAGCCTTCGGCCCCCATAACGGCGCGTTCTGATGGGTAGGTAACAAATACGTCTTTTGTGCCCGCTGAAAAATTTAACGCAGAAGGCTGTGTTGCAGAACTGTTTGACAGCACCGTTGTTCGGGCTAAGGTTGTGCCTGACGAGGCATAAGTACCGATCCCAACTTCCCACTCAGTACCTGTTTGGGCCGCGATAGTGTAGTAGGTGGTGTTGGCGTTGCCAATTACCGCAAAAGACTGAAACCCAGTTGATGCGCCAAGAAGCGTCACTGTTCCAGTACCTGTTGTGGTGGTCGTTTCTTTTACCCGGTCTGCAACAACGAGAGCCATATGTGTCCTTAATCTGTCTCAACCAGCGCCCAGCCAGCAGTTTGAGAATTGTTGACATTTTGCCAGTTTGCGGTCTGGCTGTCATCTACCAAAATCCAATAGACAGCAGTTGCATTTCCAACCGAACCCAAGGCTTGAACCCCAGTCAAAGCCAGAGACCTTGCCCCAAGCCCAACCGTGCCAACATTCCCTGCTGCTGCGGTACCTGTTAACGCAAATTCTTTGCCCGGAGTGGTCGCGCCAACTAACCCGGAAGCCACTACGCCAGACAAGGCAACAGAGCGTTCGGAAGATACCGTACCAACTTCGCCAGACCCCACCACTCCTGTCACCGCTATTAACGGGGTTGGAGTTACAGACCCCAAAACGCCTGAAGCCACTACACCAGACAGAGGAACGCCAACGCCGTTAACAATGCCAGCAGCCTCTACGCCCGACAGAGCCATAGATGTTGTTAGCCCAACAGACCCAACCGCTCCAGATGCTGTTGGTGGTAGCAACTGTAATGCCTGTAGAGGCGGGGCTTGTAAAAAGACTTGTTTGACCTTGTGCGCTACCGCCGCCAGTTGTACCTTGGCTAATGTATACAGCACCTGTAAATTC